CTCGTTTGAATGGGCAGGCGGCACTCAAGCTGACGGCTTCAATGCTTCGTTCGGCGTCATTTCGAGCTGTGCTGGTACATTCCGTAACATCACGGGTTCTGCCTTTCCGGGCGTCGGCGGGGCCGTAATTGGAACTAGCGGCGCGCTGTCCGAAGCTGGCAACGCTAACTGCTTCGTCGTAGACAACGTTACTTTTGTTAGCAACCTTGTAGGCTTCCGGGTTTCCGGTGCAGATGCCAACGTCGTCACGTTCCGGGGCGCTTCTACCTTTGGGTTCAACCGATCCACTGGTTTGCTCATGGATCAGTTCCTAGCCTGTGAAATCGGCCAGTCGCACTTCAAGTTCAATGGTAACGCGAACACGGTTCACTTTGGCGGTATGATCTATCAGGGTAGCTTCACGGCGTCCTTGAGTGATCTATCCAATATCCAGCCCGGTAGTGCTAATAGCGCAAACGTCTGGGTTCCGTGGAAAGCAGGCAGTGCGGGTGACGCTGGTCGGGGCACTTGGGTTCAGGGACAATCTTACTTCCCGTCGGCTGCGTTCGCTCATATTAACAACAACGCTCGCAGTTCCATTCCCGCTCAGTATATCGAAGGTGGCACCCCGCCGCCTCAGGTTATGTTCCCCGCTAAGGTAGACGGTGGTCAGGTTGACCAGCTTTCTGCTAACAGCACCGCTTGTTGGGATACCTTCGAGCAGGGCGAGCACCGCACGAATAACGCCTTCGTGGTAATCGATACTATCCGCAATGTCGCTGCTCGGGTTCTGAAAGGGGCCTTTGCGCTCTACTCGGGAGACAATCCGGGCGGTCTGTTCTTCCGTCCGAATGGCACGGGCTTTGCATGGGACTATGCGGGTGTAGCGGGCTTTGAGCCAGCTTTCATCACTGGTCAGAATAGCAACAGCCCTATCGGCGTTCTGCGGTTTAACTTCACTCGGGGCTTCGGCCTTGGAGACAGGCTGTGGAAGTCCGCTGCTGCTCCTGACACCACCTCCCTTAACGGGGTACGAGTATGGAACTCGTCTCCGACTTTAGGTGGCGTTGACCACTGGACCACGGATAATGGTGGTATTGCTCGTCCGGTCGGCATCATTGGCGGGGTGGTTGTAGAGGCTCAGGCAGACGTTACGGCAGTTACTGCTACCTCGGCGTCCAACTCAGCAGCAGCCCCCACTCAGGCCGAGTTTAATGCCTTGGTGGCCAAGTTCAACCAGCTAGTAGTTGACAACGCTTCCAACAGAACGGCTATTAACTCTCTGTTGGCCAAGCTGCGAACTGCTAACCTACTCAAGACTGCATAAAGGAGTTAGCCCCATGGCGGCAGATGAAGGCGTCCTTGGGGCGCTCCATGAAAAAGTTACCGAGGTTCTGACTGAGGCATTGGACGGGGACACCATCCCCGGCTACGAAGAAGTCAATGAAGCTACTGGCGAGATTACTAAGGTGCCGGACCGTAAACTTCCTCCCTCGGCTGCAATAATCGCGGCGGCGACGAAGTTCCTAAAGGACAACAACATCACCTGTGCGCCGTCCCCGGACAATGCTGTAGGTGCGCTTGTCGATAAGCTCAGGGAAAAGCAGAAGGCTAAGGCCAGTCGCTTGGAGCTTGCAGATGCTCGTAAAGACATGGGGTTTCTTTCGGGACTTCCTAACTAATGGCTATGCGGGAGGGGGCTGATGCTTCCCTCCTGCGCTGGCAGACGCTTGGTGTAATCCAAGAGCATTACGCACAGTTTGAACCGTTCCTTGAGGACGTTATGGAACTGCTGGGTTTTCGCACGTCTCCGGTGCAGAAGGACATAGGTTCATTTCTATGTTATGGCCCAGACAACATCATGGTGCAAGCTCAGCGTGGTCAGGCTAAGACTACGATCACTGCTGGCTTTGCTGTATGGACACTCATCCATAATCCGTCGGCCCGTGTGCTGATCCTGTCCGCAGGTGGCACTCAGGCTAACGAAATCTCTACTCTTATCGTCCGCATATTGATGACGATGGAGGAACTCGAATGCCTGCGACCAGACGCCTCTAACGGGGATCGTACTTCGGTCGAAGCGTTCGACGTGCATTACACCCTAAAAGGTATCGATAAGTCCCCTTCGGTGGCCTGTATCGGTATTACGGGCAACATGCAGGGTAAGCGCGCTGATCTGCTTATCGCAGACGATATCGAGAGCGCCAAGAACAGTAAGACTGCGCTGATGCGCGAACAGCTTATGGACCTGACCCGAGACTTTACTTCGATCTGCACTAATGGCCGGATCGTGTATCTAGGTACTCCGCAGTCAATGGAGTCTGTCTATAACACCCTTCCGGCTCGCGGCTTCACTGTTCGCATCTGGCCGGGACGGTTTCCTAACCCAGAGCAGCTTGAGAACTACGGTGACCATTTGGCCCCCTACGTTCGCAGCCGCTTGATGAAAGACCCTGCCCTTGCCTTTGGTGGCGGTATGCTAGGCGATCAAGGCCAGCCTATCGATCCTACCTATATTGGCGAGGATACTCTACAGTTCAAGGAATTGGACCAAGGCCCGTCATACTTCCAGTTGCAGCACATGCTCAACACGAAGCTGGCGGATGCCGCCCGCTATCCCCTCAAGGTCGATCAGATCGTGATGATGGCGCTTGGTGGCGAATACTACCCACTTGAGGTTGCTAGAGGCTTCGGCGGAAGCAGCCTACAAGATATCGCCGTTCACAACACGGCCTATAGGATTAACACTCCTGCCAAGCTCAGCGAAGACGTTGGTAAGCTACAGGGTAAGGTTATGTACGTTGATCCTGCGGGCGGTGGTAAGAACGGAGACGAAACCGCGTATGCGGTGACTGGGTTCCTCAACGGCAACATCTACGTGCTGTCGCTTGGCGGTGTCCCCGGTGGTTACAATATCGAACAGATGACTACGTTGGCCGAAATTGCAGAGCGGTGGAAGGTCAATAAGGTTATTGTCGAGAAGAATATGGGCTACGGTGCTTTCACCGAAGTCTGGCTTCCCGTACTGCGGCAGAAGTATGAGTGCGCCGTAGAAGACGACTTCGTGACCGGGCAGAAAGAAACCCGCATCATTGAGACACTTGAACCAGTCATAGCCCGAGGATCACTCATCCTCAACCAATCTGTCGTTGACGAGGACCGGGAGACGCTTCTGCGTTATCCTTCCGCACAGCGGCAACTCTATAGCTTCTTTCACCAGCTTAGCAAGATTACCCGTGAGAAGGGTTGCTTGAACCATGATGACCGTGTTGACGCGCTTGAGGGCGCTGTTCGATACTGGCAGAAGGTTATGGCAATCGATCAATCGGTAGCAATCCAGCGAGCACGGGAGAGGGAGTTCAATGAGGCCATGCGCGATCCTATGATGAAGGATCGGTGGTCTAACACCGCACCGGGCCGAGGTGGCTCAGTGTTCAACAAATACCTCAGGAGCAATACAGATGCAAGAAGCTACCCTGCCTTCCCCGGACACGGGAAGCCACGGCTTTCACCTTCGCCGGGTCGCCGTTAAGAATATCAGCCAGCTTGAGATGGTCGCTCGCGGCTACACCAATGGCGCGCATCCGGGCGCTGCTAAGCTCGCGGCCTTCTTTGATGCCTGCCGCCTTGCGGCGCTTGAAGTCGGTAAGCAGGACGTGCCTGCTACGCTGACCCCGGCTACCTCGACTGGTGCGGTTGGTTCTACCCAGCAGCTTACCGTGGGTAAGGGTGGGTCTACTGGCGCAGTAACGTACACGTCGAGCGCGCCGTCGATTGCTACCGTCAATGCGGCTGGTCTGGTTACCCGAGTGGCGGTTGGCCATGCTCGTATCACCGCGAGTATTGCAGGCGACACTAACTATCGAGCAGAGACGATTACCGCCTCGGTGGTGGTCACGGCATAATGGCGACGTTCATCGACACGGACGGCAAGCGCCGTACTGTCGGGGCCTCTGCTCCCTCGCCTCAGGGCGGGGCGCGGGGGTCAGCCTCTATGGCGACCGGGCAGGCAAGTGTCTCCACCTCCGCATCGCTGGTAGTGGCTGCTAGGGCTGGACGAGTTAAGGTTACGATAACTCCAACGTCCGCGACAGTGTTCTATGTGGGTAATGCCGGCGTCACTGCTACTAACGGGCTGTATGTTCCGGCAGGAGCCGCCGTGACCATGGATACCCAAGCGGCTATTTATGCAGTAGGAGCAGCGGCACTAACTGTATCGTATGTTGAGTATTACTAATGTCTGATATCTCCTTTCCGCCGGGAGGCGGGGGGAGGTGGAGCGTCTGTCCTTAGCCAGTTGCAGTCCGACGACGCTGTTCGTAGGGCTGCGGCTAGGACCTTGGACACTCTACCGAGACTCGTCGCATTTAAGACTAGCTCCGATCAGACACCTCCTGCTCAAGCATTCACCACAGTAGTCCTTAATAACGTGATGCTAAATACGGCAGGCGCGTCAGCCTTCGTTAACAGCATCTGGACTGTGCCAGAAACGGGCACCTATGAAGTGAACGGCAAGCTGCGCCTTGCAGACGATACACCGGCCGGTATCAGCTTTGGTCTAGGCATGGGGATCGCCAATCAAGACGACGCCTCGTTCTACTGGAATACAACGGCTAGGTCCCTTTTTGGCTTTGCGTCTAACTCCATAGGTAGAGGCATGATCTTCAACAGTCGAATTATGATGCTGACGCAAGGAGACGGCCTTAGGCTGTACACCTTTATAGATGATACTACTGCTCGTAAAATTATTGCAGCAGAGCTTAATGCTGTGAGGATTGCGTAATGTCTGACGTATCACAGGCACCCGGAGTAACGGCGGCGCAGCTTGCTGTTGTGGACACTCGTATTACAACGATGCTAACTGGCGTCTCTCGTCAGCAAGCTGTTCGTGTACAGGTCACGCCAGACAGCAACGGCCGCATTGTCTACCCGTATCCTCTAGCTTATGCCGCAGGCTCTATCGTAGCGGTTCAGGTAACTGCCGAGACACCGGCAGGCGTGGCCTATCGTAACGACGCTAGTATCGAGGAAAGCAGCGCTGGTCTAACTAGCGTAGCTATTCTAGTACAGCGAATACCAAAGACTCTAGTAGCCTCCGTTCTGGGTGCTACTATCAACGTTCTAGTACCGGTAACTACTCCGGTATGGCTGAACATATTCATAAGGGCAACTGCATGACGTTCAATCCGAAGGCAACTCAGCTTGCCCTTGGCGTTCCTGCGGACGGCATCTTTGGGCAGGGGAGCTTTAATGCTCTCTTGCTCAAGTGCGGTGCTACCAAAGCAATCGCCGAAGACCTCGCCTTCGTGCTGGCTACTACTGTCAGCGAGTATGGCCTCCTTGACAATGCCCTGCGGATCGAGCACTTCCTTGCTCAGCTTGGGCATGAAAGCGATGGCTATAAGGCTATGGAAGAGTACGCTAGCGGTAAAGCCTACGAGGGCCGAGCCGACCTTGGCAATACGCAGCCCGGCGACGGTGTGCGATACAAGGGCCGTGGGCCTATCCAGATCACCGGGCGCAACAACTACCGCATCTACGGTAAGCGCATCGGTATTAATATCGAGAAGTATCCTGAGCTTGCTAGCAATCCGTGCATCGGTATGCGGCTCGCCCTCGAATACTGGAAGGCTAAGGGCTTGAACGCTCTGGCCGACGCTGATGATATCCTTGGTGTCACCAAGAAGATTAACGGCGGAACCAATGGGCTTGACGACCGGAAACGGAGGCTTGCTCTTGCTAAGGAGCTAGTGAAATAAATGCCGGAGTTTCTTGTGCTGGCTCTATGTGGTCTTATCGGGGCGCTGATGTATAGCTTCCCTGTGCTTATCGCCGCATTGAAGTCAGTTCCTCCGGGCCGCTTCGCGTGGACCTCTATGGCCTTCTCGGTCATAGTAGGTGCCGCCTGTGCGCCCATCTTCGTGCCTCTGCTGGGATCGTGGAAACCCTTCCTCGTCCAGCCGGAGCCGTACCCCCTCGCCTTGGGCGTCGGCCTAGCCATCAACCCGCTCACGCCTATCGTGCTGCGCCGGGTGCTCGCTGTGGCTGAGACTGTCCCGATTGGAAATAACAAATGAGCAATCTACTCAATACGTTCGCAGCGGGGTTCTTCTACACCTTTGCGGGCCTCTGTGGATTAATTCGCCACTTCCTACTTGAACCTAAGATTGCTAGCTCGCCTAAGACGCCAGCTTGGCTTCTGCGAGTATTCTTCGGGTTCTCTGTGGTCATGCTGTATATTGGGCTTCGCTTCCTGACGGCATGGTATACTGGCGCAGCCTTGACCGTTGGCCCTACGGCTACAGGGATCGGTGTGCTTGCCGCCTTCACCACCGCCACTTACAAGGGTTCGCTGTTGTATGACACTTGGACACGTAAGATGGCGTACTCGCTCGATGAGCTTATCTCTCGCTTCAAGGATATCAAATGATCGGTCTTGCACCAATCCTTGCGCTGCTCGGTAAACGCAGCACTTGGATCACCCTGCTCGTAGCTATCGGCGTACTGCTCGCTGGCTTCGCTGTTATGAACTACGTTGCTGTCAAGTCTGAGAACATGGCAGTCAAGACGGAACTCTCTCAGGAGCAGGCCAAGGTCAAGCAGTACCAAGCTAACATCGTAGCTAATGAGAAGGCTCTATCAACTCGCAACGAGCTTATCGCGGCTCTTGCAACTACGGAGACTGTGGAACGTGTCAAGACTGTCAAGGCTCTCGAAGCTAACCCTGACTGGGCTAAGCAGCCTATTCCTGCTGACGTGCTTGCCAGCTTGCGCGACTAACCCAAAGCTGGGATTTCCCTATGCCCTCGCTGAGGACTGCAAGGAAACTCCGGTCAAGCTGGAAACCAATGCGGATATCGTCCTAGGATACCGCTCTGTGCGTAACGACCTCAAGGTATGCAACGCTGACAAGGCGGGGCTGCGGACGTGGGCGCGGGAGAACGGGCTGACGGATAGCGGCGGGCGCTGATACCCAGCAGGATCGCCCGGAGACAGGGCAGGGAGCGCGTCGGGATACCTCCGGGTATGTCGGGGCCTCCCGTGCTCAGCCGGTGCTGTACGGGCTTAAATAGGCTGCGCCTGTGCGCTGACCGTGATACCAATGATGGATACCTCAGGCTCAAATGCCTTAGACCCAAATTTTGATATTGTTATGCGAGGGGGTAGCTCAGACTAAGTGTGCGCGTATTACCCCGTATACCCCTGTTCAATCACAGGTAAACATGATGGCATATCGGGATATCCATTGATACACGTAAGGTAGACGCGGCTTAGCCCTATGTCAATCCCTAATTTATCCTTCAATGCAAATATGTGTAAACGGGAGGGCTATCTGTCTCATTTACTTGGATATTTCCTTAGCCCGATCCCTATTCAGTACCGTCTTGCAATGGGACCGAATATCTATCTGTAGAGTAGGATATGATAGGATACATGGATGGCTATGGATCGGATCACATGACGATGCAGGCACACCGCAGATAGAGGCTAATGGATATCTAATGATATCTGTATATGTAATGGGTCAGGGACCATGGGACTAATGATAGGACATGGAGATAGAGCTAGGGTATCCCGGATTGATCCATGTTAATATGATTATGAAAATAGGGCTTGTGATATCTGATCGATGAGCCTAGATAGAAGTCACCGGGCAGCAAACGCTAACCGGTACGGCTTTCAGCCCACTCGACAACCCGCTGGCGCAATCGCCACCTAGTCGAATAGCTAGACGTTCATTACCGTAAAGCCGGTCCCTGAACAAAGTAAGCTGGATCACTAGACAGGGTTGACAGGTGGGCGAGATAGCCTAGATGAGATTACAGCAACCGGGCTTTCAGCCTTGAGTTTATACGACGCACAAGCGTTACCTTGTGCCAGACTAGGCGGTCCCTAGCTCTTATCTGGATAGTATCCTACACAAAGCGCCTTCGGGTGACGGGTTAAGCCTTCGGGTTTACCTAAGGTTGAGCGACTAGCTCTAGGGATACTAAGCCGGACGCGATTGCCGCAAGGCAGTTAGACAGGCGCTGAGGCTGTGAGATACCAGCAGGGCGTGGATCGGACCGGGTTGTGCCGGAGTGGTCCCAGCATTTAAGTTGTGCCGAGCTAATGCCTTACGCATTAGGAGCATGACGATAGGGTGAGAGTGTGCGACGAAATGCCACTGTCACCTACCGCAAACAAACTAGATTGCGCCACTCGATAACCGGGCGGCGCGCTAGTGATGAGCGGATAAGCCTACTAGCATGTCCGTTCTTCACTGGTATAGAACCAGCATTTGAATGGAGATACTATCATGGCTAAGTCTTTCAATGAGCGTGTTCTTCTCGTTTCCTCGTCGCTGACCACGGTTGCAGCCGTTACCAAGCTCGCCAAGTCGATCAGCGGCCGTGCGGATAACCTCGATGTGGACATGCACGCTGCCGGCATCGGGGCGCTGTTCTGTGCGATGACGTACAACGACACTTCCGCTACTGCCGCCGTCATCAACTCGCTCGGCAAGCACACTCGGGCTAAGGCGTTCGCCGAATGGGTTGAGCGCTTCTCGAATATCATCCTTGTGCTCGACAAGAAAACCGGGCTGTGGGCTGGCAAGATGCTGCCCGCTGAGGATCGCAAGTCGGCTGATGAGCTTGCCAAGGCGCTGGAAGCGGCGACGGCTGAGCCTTTCTGGACGCCTGCCGAGAAGAGCAGCCGCGACTTCTCGCTACACGCTGCAATCGCCGCCTTGCTCAAGAAAGCTCAGACTGAGCAGACTAAGGGCGCGCTGTCCGAAGCTGACCGCCTCGCCGTGCAGGATTTGGTCGGCATCGCTGATCGCATCAAGCCGGTGACGACGCCGGTTGCAGCCTCGACGGATCAGTCGGCGGCCCTCGCCAACGCCTAAGCCACTTAACGACCTGATTGGAGCGTGTGATGGCCTATGACCTTCATGTGTATCATTGGGAACGCCATCAGGATGCACTGGTGGCCGCGTATCGTCGTAAGCGGGCATTAAAGGGTGCCTCGCGCTAACTAGGAGTAGTCAACATGAGTGACCTTCGACAAACCCTGCGAGACTGGCGAGCCGGTATGGCATTGCTGGGCTATAGCGGAGATACGAACTGGCAGAGCATTGCGGTGCTTATGTCTAATACGGATGACAAAGGCCGACAGGCTATCCGTGGTCGATTGCTGGACCTCAATGAGGGCTGGTGCAGCCAAGGCGTCCGCATCCCCGAGTATCAATGCTCAGGGACGAGCTTGTATATCTCGCCTAAGGGCATGGTATACTGGCTTCACTACGGCGGACACGTGACGCTATACCACGATATCATGCGCTGTTCGCAAGGTATGATGGACCGGGGCGGCTGGCTGCATATTAGTGGTGGCCGCGTCGATATACAATCCCGTATGAGCGAAGCTCAGGTTCGCTGGCTCGATACACATAAGCCCAATGACAAGGCTGAGAATAGGCGTGGCGATGACTGGCGCATCTATGACGCCGACGAGCATATCGAACGGGATCGTATGTGGAACAGCATTGAGCAGCCCCATGCTTACGCTAAGGCTGAGCCGTTCGACGTGCGGCCTATCCCCGGCTTCGACCTCGATAACGATGAGCATTGGGATCGACTGATGCTGCGTATTGAGCGGGCTAAGCCTGCGCCGGTCGAGACAGCACAGCCTGATATGATCCCTCTCTAACCGTTCCCACTCAACGACCTGATTACATACTTTCAACATGAGGATACGACCATGATTGCACGCATTGTTACCGGCTCGGGCCGCACTCGCAAGGTCTTCGACATGATGGCGGCTGATGGTAGCCCGCCGCCGCTCAAGGATAAGGAAGGGCGCACCTATGGTAATGCCCCGCTGAGCGGCCGTATCCCGATGACCAAGGAGGCGAAGTCGGCGCGGCTGGACGTTGGCAACATCATCAAGACCAACTTCCTGTTCCGTGGTGGCCGTGGATTCAAGGCCGCTAAGGCCCGTGGTGCCGCGATGGTGGCAGCATGAACGCCGTCGATTATCGCAACGACTTCCGGTTCCAGACCCGTCCGGGTACTGTGCTTGATCGGGTGCAGAACCGGCCTGAGCCGAAGCGCCATCATACCGGCAACCGGGAGCGTGGCCGACGCCTCACCAAGCCCGGTACAATCGAGCGCCGATGGAACATGAAGGATTATTACGGCTTAGCCACTGGCGGCTTTAACTTCGGCGAGGGCCATGCTACAGGCCAGTTTATTCCGTATCGCAGTTAAGCATTGGGCGGGGCTTTGGCTCCGCCCGATCGTTACTATGAACAGTGTGGATAGGTTGACTCCTATCGCTCGGAGTGGAGCCGACACACTGTTCTTACTAGCGATCTTGCTAGACATAGGAGCCATTACAATGGACCGTCTGTTTGCTGACTTCAACGCCGTTCAACATGCCAAGCTGACCACTCCGAACCCGGTCGATCAGGCTTGGAACGTGGCTGTCCGGCATATCGCCAACAAGGTGTGCCCGTCCGGCTGGGATGAGTTCGCCACCTTCGCTGAGGCACCGACCACGCTGGCCGCACTAACTGCCTATGCTCAGGATCACGGCAGGCTCTGCATTGCTACTGAGGATAGCGACGGCACGATCTTCGACTGCGCCGATACCAACGTGCATCTGCGTGCATGGCATGACAGTGTACATTTCCGGCATCAACTGGCGTTCAACGTCGCCGGTGAAGCTGCCGCCGTCTATGTGCAGGCTATGCAGGTTTACTACCTGTACGGCGTGACCGACCAGACTATTCGTTGGGTGCAGCTATTGCTCGCCGATATCCTTGGGCTTGTCATTCACGTCAAGCAAACCGGCAAGTATCCCAAGAACAAGCGGGCTGGCACGGTCAACGCTGCGCCTCGCTGGAAGCGTTGCGCCGAGGACTTGGCGACGGTATTCCTTAGTGATCCTACTCAGCATGAGCAGGTTGCCTTGGCTTATGCCGCCGAGAACTGGGGTTCCTACACGGAGTAACTACGATGTTCTTCAATGTGTATCTAAATGCAGACGGTACTGTTCGGTACGGTACTGGGTATGGTTCACGTTGCCGCTGTAAGCGCGTCCGGGATATGGACTGCATCTGCATCGGTATCCTACAGAGGAAGTATCCGTAATGGCTAGTACATCACAATACGAGGTCATTGCCGTTATGAAGTCGGGTGAGATACAGCGTGTCCACTCGACGGACTATAATCGTGCAATCGATGCGTACACCAACATTTCGGCCGGCGAGTGCCTATACAAGGTTGTATGGCAGACCGTCGATCATAGCCCGTTAGACCCTCGGGTTATTCGGAGCTACTCCCGATAAGGGAAGTCACCCTAGAGCAATCTAGTGGTGACACACGTAGGGCGAGCAGGCTAGTCCCCTGTGTAAGTGTATCATGTCCTTAGACTGAGGACACCGGCATAGCGTCCGGGATATACTGGTAATCAATATCGCCCTACTTGTGTCCCCATTGGGACGCCGTTGCCCGCAAGGGTATCTCACATAAGGAACTACTATGACCGAAGTTAACACCTCGACCGAAGCGACCACCGAAGCTGCTGCGGAGAAGGTTGAACTGACCCTCGACCAGAAGATCGAGCAGGCCGAAGCGCGCCTTGCCAAGCTCAAGCAGCAGAAGCTGACCGAGAGCCTTCTGACCAACATCGAGAAGGGCGACACCGTTACGATCAAGTTCGGCCGGGCCGACAAGGTTCGTCATATCGAGGGCGAAGTCGTCGGCGTTGCGCTGCCGAACATCGCGGTCCTCGCCGCTGATCTGGAAACCTACAAGGTCCATGTCCGCGACGTTATCGCCAACCCGAAGGCCGCTGAGCGCGCTGGCCGTGGCGAACCGGTCGTGGCTCCCGAGGAAATCGATCCGGTCACGGGTCGTCGTCCTGAGGAAGCCGGTGCCGATCCGGTCGAGGACATGATCGCTGAGGGTTCGCCGGTTACGGCTGACAACTCGGCTGACCCGCTCGAAAACGCATAAGCTCGACGCCCTGCGCTGGTAGGGCTCGACGCTAATAGATAGGGTTGCTCAGGAGTCTGCGCGAGTATTAAATGAGCGGGCGTTCTGCAAGCCGCTCAGCCCTACTCTACGACCTACATACACTCAGGAGACGTGAATGACCAAGTTTCTTCTGCGGGCTACCCGTGCTGCGGTATCCCTCATCGTTTCGCTGCACGTGCTGCTTCTCCGCTTCACCACGACGCTCGCTGACCGCAAGGTCGTCAAGCACGTCAAGCGTGTCGAGACGGCTCAGAACGGCGTGGCTTTCGCCCGTCAGGCGCTCAACTACGCCAAGCTGTCGGTGCGCGAGTTCAAGGATCAGCATCGTATCGCCATCAACGACGCAGCCCAGACCCGCGTTGCTGCGGATGCTGAGGCCAAGTTTCTCGGGCGTTCGCTGTAATGATCGTTCTGGCATGGGTGCTGGGTAGCTTGCTACTCGGTGCTCTTGTTGCCATGTTCGCCTTGTACGGCCGGCTCGGCAACGTTGAAAAGAAACTCGACGCTTCGGATAACCGAGTGACTTACCTTCGCAACGAGGTAGAATATTGGCTTGGCCTATACGATACAGCGTTCAAGCGTAATCTTGCTTACCGAGAGGCGCTATTGGATATCAAGGCGATGGCTACTCCTAACATGGCCAACATTGGTCACCGTATGGCCAAGCGGGCCAAGCTGGGACTAACCGAGGCTTTCCGAGCTAAGCATGAACGGTCCTAAGCTATGGGCTGACATGCTGGCAGCAATCAACATTCCGGGTGCGGTCGTCGCTGGCGGCTGCATCCGGGATTGCTTCCTAAATGTCGAGCATAAAGATATTGATATCTGCATCCCTGCACGTAGCTGCAATGACATGATGCAGTATGTCGATGGGCTTCGCGAACGCGGTATCTTCCATGGTGACATGATGGCGCGCGAAGAATACGAGGCAGACGAGATTGAGGATGGCGCTTTATATGGTGTTGCCTCGGGGGAACTAATGGGCTTTAAGGTTGACCTTATTGCTCGCAAGGTACATCAGGAAGGTCCTGTTGCTCTTATCGAGAGCTTCGACTTTGGGTTTGTCCAGATGTGCTACGATGGTGAGCGGGTCATTGATACCGCCGCCAGCCGTGGGGACCGCTATTTGCAGCGATACACTATGGCACACGACCGACACATTGAGCAGAGCTTGGCCCGGTTCTACCGGTTCAACGCTCGCAATCCCGGCTTGCTCAGCCTTAACGTTCCATTCGAGTACAACTATGTTCCGCCCCTTATCTGACGAGGACTACGCCGAAGTCGAGGGTACGCATATGGTCGCTGACCATCATGGGTATGACCTTGCATCTACCCCACTCGACAAGCTGTTCGCCAATGAGGCGATGAGCTTTGATACAGCAGGAGCTATGTACGATGGCTAAGGTTAGCGAGATTGCTCCGGCTGAGCTTAGGTTCAGCATCGAGGTATCCGAAGAAGAGAAGACGCTGATTGCAAAGGCTCTGCTGCATTACCGCAATATCCACTACTACTGCAACCAAGGGCTGGGCCGGCCTGTTCGGGAAGCCTTTGTAGGCCAGACTAGCAACACTGGCGCAAACTTGGCTCTCGGCATTATTCAGGCCATTAACGCGGAGTAATTATGTCTGACTATCTCGACCCTGCTGACTTCATGCCCCAAGCAGAGAAGCTACAGCGGGGCGAGAAGGTTATGATCCAGCATACATGCGGTGCCGGTGCCAAACTCCTTGTCGAAAACAAGGATAAGGGCTACGCCGCATGGTGCTACCGTTGCAGCATTGGAGGCTTCGTTCCTCATGCTCAACCCAGTTTATCCGAGCGCATCGCCGCGCTACGGGATCAACGCTCCGCTGATGTAGCCGTCGAGAGTGATCCCCGCCCGCCGATGCCCGCTAACTTCGATCCATCCACATGGCCCCTTGAGCCTAGGGTGTGGCTGTATAAATCCGGGCTGTCTAATGAGACGATCAAGGCCAATGGGTTCTACTGGTGCGAGCGCATCAAACGTGTCGTGTTGCCGGTACTCGACGGCCCTAAGCTAGTCTACTGGCAGGCGCGTGGGTTCGATCCTGATCGCCCTAAGTATCTCAATCCCAAAATTGACAAGCCGGTATACAAATCGGGACCGTCTTGCGCGACCGGTCCAATCGTCCTGACGGAGGATATCCTGTCAGCCGTCAAGGTCGGCCAGATTGCCACCGCATGGGCGCGATTGGGGACCGGGCCGCTGGGTGATGCCCTGCTCAGGGAATTGGCCCTCACGGGCCGTCCTGTGGCGATTTGGCTCGATCCTGACGACGCCGGTATTAAGGGCCGTATTCGTATCGGCAAACAACTTCGAGCCTTAGGCGTATCTGTTCGCATTATACGTGCTGAGCAAGACCCTAAGTATTACAGCCTCGACCAGATCAAGGAGCTATTAGATGGATGAAAAGATTAAGCGGCAGGCTTATGCCGAGGCTTATGGTATGGGTGATATAATGGTCGCCCAAACCATTACGGGACAATATCCCAACCCTCCGGCGATCCGCTAATGAGCATCGATATTACGATCCTGAAACTTCTCAGGACAAGGGACAAGTTCGAGAAGCTGTTCCGCTCCATTCCCCAACATGTGCTTGATGACGGCACTAATGTCATCCTCGCAGATTACAAGAAGTACTACGCCGAGTTCGAGGTCGATGCTATTGAGCAAGGGCCTTTCTGGACTTGGTTCAAGAACTTCGCGCATCCCAAGCTAAGCGATGAGCGCAAGGCTTATTTCGAGACTGTCCTCGCTAAAGCACAGGAGCCGCTAGATGAGCGACTTGAAGCCGGGCTACATGAACGCCTCGTTGCTGCCGACACAGCTAGCAAACTTACTGATCTTCTCGAAAGGTTTGGAGAAGGGGACGAAGTTGACCTCGGCTCTGCATTGCGAAGTGTTGTCGAGCAGTACGAGCTTGACACCATCCGAAAGGTCAAGACCCCGTTCGTAGAGGTTGATATCGATGCAGAGCTTGCCAACGTTGACAAAGACATTGGGTTCCATTGGCGACAGCCCTGCATCAACGAGTCTATGCGACCGCTTACCGGAGGCGACTTCGGGATCATCGCAGCTAGACCCGATGTGGGTAAGACGACGTTCCTTACCGACGCCGTTACCTATTTCGCCCCTCAGGTTGACAAGCTCTACCCCGGAGAAGGCCGCACTATCCTCTGGTTCAATAACGAGGGACCGGGTAAACGCATTGTTACTCGCTGCTACCAGTCAGCACTCAATGCCCCGTACTCCGATCTGGTCAACCGTAGCAAAGCAGGCACTATCCGCAAGGATTACCTCGATGCTCTCGGAGGTAGAGATTGCATCCGCATCCTTGATATCCATGACTTCTACAGCAACGAGGTCGAAGACATTATCCGAGCTTACCCGCCCGCTCTTGTCATCTTCGACATGGTGGACAACATCAAGTTCGGCGGCCTTGCTAACAACAACGGCCAACGTACCGATCAGTTGCTAGAAGCAATGTACCAGTGGGCGCGGGTTCTCGCCGTCAAGCATGACTGCCCGGTACTTGCCACCTCACAGGTGTCGGCCGAGGGTGCAGAGCTTGCCTATCCCCTACAGCACATGCTCAAGGACAGTAAGACCGGTAAGCAGGGTGCAGCCGACTTCATTATGACGATTGGCTATCAGTCTGCTACGCCGGACAATCGGTTCCTAGGGTTGAACAAGAACAAGCTCGCCCGTGAGGGTGGGCCTAAGCGTTTGGAGGCTAATGTAGTCTTCGACGGTCAGAGAGGTCGCTATGTTACACCGACGCTTACGACCGGGTAATCCGCTGTTTCGCAAGTATCTCGCCGATATCCTCGGGCTGACGATGCTTGTGGACATTGGTCCGCGTCGCTACCCTACACAGTTCATTGTGGGTGACACTGTTCCTTCGGATCATATCAAGCTGCTGCCACGGGCTGCTCATTGGAAGGTGATGCGATGAACAAGATACCCTATGTAGTCTGGGATACTGAGACTACGATCAAGGGCAGCTATAAGCGCAAGGCCAATCCATTTGATCCTGAGAACTTCATTGTTATGCAGGGTTATCGGCGCAATGAGGGACACAACCCTGAGAGCGGCGACGGTATCGTTGGCGAGTATTGGGGAAGGGGTAAGCGCCCTGCTAACTACTTCACCAAGCTGCTTGCAGGAACCAAGCTGCTCGTAGGCCAGAACATCAAGTTCGACGTGCTTCATGCACTCAACGACCCTGATCCGGCCATTGCACAGGCGAACTACCGGGCATGGATGGCATGGGTAGCAGGCGGCGGTAACATCTGGGACTGCCAGCTTGCCGAGTACCTGCTGAACGGGATGACGCAGGCTGACCACATGCTCAGCATGGACGAGCTAGCGCCCCGTTATGGAGGAAATCTCAAGAATGACGAAGTTAAGGCGCTCTGGCAAGCCGGAGTGGACACTATCGACATTGATCCCGACCTGCTACGTTCCTATCTATGCGGCTCATGGTCTGGGCCTGTTTGGGATCATGGTGACATTGGTAATACTGAGGTCATATGGCTAGGGCAGTACGAGCGAGCTAAGGCTTGCGGCCAAGTCAAGTCCATCCTGATGAACATGGGATCGCTCCTGTGTACTATCGAGATGGAACACAATGGCATGGCGGTCGATAAGGCTACCGGCCTTGAGCTTGCCCGCGATCTTGAGAACGAGATTGCAGAGCTTGCCGTCGAGGTTAGCCACTATCTCCCCGATGACTTGCCGTTCGACTTCAACTGGAACAGTGGCGCACAGAAGTCTGCCCTGATCTTTGGTGGTACGGTCAAGTACAAGAAGTGGCTGCCGCATCTTACCGACGACGGGCAGATGCAGTACGCTATGATGGACGCCGACCATTGGGTGATGAAGGATGGCACCACCCGCGATCTTCAAGACCAGTCTCTATGGGTTGACGGGGAGCTAAGCTCCGAGGTAGCCCGGTATGCTGGCGGTAAGAACAAAGGCGAGGCCAAGACCAAGAAGGTCAAGGTTCCCAATCTGGATAAGCCGAAGGGCGCTATTCAGGACGTGCCCTATACCTTCAAGGGATACACCAAGCCTAAGCCGCATTGGCAGACGGCTACCGATGGCGTGTACTCTACTGGCGCAGATATCATCGAAGAACTCGGTGTGCGGAACATTCCGTTCCTCAAGTCGCTGGCTAAGATCACCGCCCTCCGTAAGGACTTGACGACCTACTTCATTACCTTCGATGAGAAGAAGGGTGCAGTGGGGATGCTGACGTTGGTGCAGGCTGATGGCATTATCCATCACATGCTCAACCATACCAGCACCGTTACTGGCCGGTTCAGCAGCAGTAACCCTAACCTACAGAACTTGCCCAAAGGTAACAAGTCTAAGGTCAAGACGCTGTTCGTTAGCCGCTTTGCTGACGGCAAGGTTATTCAATCGGACTTCTCGGCGCTTGAGGTCTACTGTCAGGCGATCCTTACGAAGTGTCAGCAGCTTATCGAGGATTTGCGCCTTGGTCTGGACATGCACTGCGTTCGGGTTAGCCAGAAAGAGGGCATCACTTACGAGGAGGCCCTTTACCGCTGCAAAGACGCTACCTTCGAGGATCATATGGTCTGGGCGGGCAAGCGTACCAAGGCCAAGGAGTTCAGCTTTCAGCGGGCTTACGGTGCCGGTGTCGATGCGATTGCAGACAGCACGGGTATCCCGGTTGAGGAAGTCGCGGCGTTGGCTGAAGCCGAGCGCCTGCGGTATCCTGAGGTTGAGACGTACTATGCTGATCTTAACAATGAGCTAGACGTTAATTCCTCAGCTACCAGCCTGTTCGTACAGCATCCCGAGATACCGGGTATGACCTGCAACCTTCGCAAGTCCTACTTCCGTACCCCGGACAACAAGCTGTATTGCTGGATGCAGTCCCCTGCTCCTAAGTGGCTGGCTCAGCGCCCACCCAGTAAGGGGGGTAAGACTACCTCGTTCAGCCCGACACAGGTTAAGAACTATCCTGTTCAGGGTACTGGCGGCGAGTGGGCCAAGGCTGCTATGTGGCTGGCTGTCCGCGAGTTCTACCGTATCAATACGTTCCACTATAAGGCGCTGCTCGTCAATCAGGTGCATGACGCACTGTATGTTGACGCTGATCCTACGGTGGCGTTCGATGCGGCCTGTGTGCTTCATGCTTGCATGGAGGAAGCCTCTGTGTTCATGGAGTGGTACTTTGGCTGGGAAGTCCCGGTGCCGGTGCCATCCGAGACGACATGGGGCAAGTCCATGATGGATGAGGGCAAGCTCCCTGAGGGCTTCAAGGACAAGACGAATGAGCATCGCAAGGTGGTACGTTCGCTGTATATGAATAACTACCAGCCGACTTACGGCTTTAACACCAAGGAGAATAACATTGGCAATTAATCCTTTCGCTTCGGCAATTCAGGAAGCAGCCGAACAGACCAACATGAACGAGGCTCAGACGGGTGGCGGCGATTATGTGCCGCCTGCTGCTGGGCTGGTCCGGCTGCGCTTCGTCGGCTATATCGAGCTTGGCAAGCACGACAAGGAGTATCAGGGCAAGACGAGCCAGAAAGAGTTCGTCCAGCTTATGTTCGAGGGGAGTGGCCCGAAGCATCCGCCCCGCGAGGATGGTACGCCGGTTATGTTCAGCCTGCGTATGGTCAAGTCGCAGTCGGACAAGGCTGGCTTCTTCAAGCTGTTCCGTCGCATGAACCCGAGTGGCTCGGCCAAGCATATGGCGGAACTTCTGGGTAACGCCTACATCGGCACGGTGGTTCATAACGAGGTCGAGAAGGACGGCAAGAAGACAGTCTATGCCAACCTCAAGGATACCGATGGCGTCTGGACTATCCGCGAGCCGTTCATCGACAACGTTGACCCGGAGAGCGGCGAGGCTACCCGGATGCAGATCAATGTTGCTGAGCCGACTACGCCGATCCGCTGCTTCCTGTGGCAGTATGCTACCAAGGAAATGTGGGATAGCCTTTTCATCGACGGTCAGTGGGATGCTCAGACTGATGCCAATGGCAAGGTCACTCGCGAAGCCAAGTCGAAGAACATTTATCAGAACGCCATCCGGTCGGCCCATGACTGGCAGGGTTCGCCTATGCAGGAAATGCTGCTCGCCGGTGGCGAGGCGGATATCCCCGATGCTGAGAAGCCGGGTGCTGCTAGTGCCGGTGATGCCGCCGCTGATCCTCTGGAAGGCGCTGGCTAATGCTAGCGGCTCACTGGACTTGGTGGGGCTTAGGCTGGTTCTATAGCGCCGACCCCGAAGAGAGCGGCTGGCCGGGTAGAGAGCTTATTCTAGTTCTCGGCCCGATTAGCTGGCATATCTGCTGGTAAGGGCGGGGAGGCTACGGCTTCCCCACTCAACGACCTGATACCGCCTAGGAGACACGAGCAATGGATGAAGAAGACGAGTCTGAGCCGTGCAACACTTGCGAAGGCTATTACTTTCCAGAAGAGTTAGACGACAATGGTAACTGCCATATGTGCACTAACTGGTTACAAGGACGCGAACCATGAATATTGAAGACCGGGCGCTCGAAGAGGTTTATACAGCACGCAGTAAGGGCGTTGCTGATATGAGCATTATCGCAGCAGCCCTAATCAGTATCGCCATCAGCCAGAAGCGACAGGCTGACAGCATGGATCGTCTTGAGGCTAAGCCGGATATGATGAGCCTGTTTGTTCCTCCGGTTAATCCGCATGACTAATCCATTTGCGGGCGCTATAGCCCAAGCTGCTGCCGAGCAGCCTACAGAGATGCAGACGCGGCCTAAGGTGCCGGGTTTGACCGTGCATGTGGATGGCGACTATCTCGCCTACTATGCCAGCGGCAATGACGAGTGCGAGCCGGGTACGGCCCGTATGAATGCCTTCAATCTTATCGAGAAGTTCTCGGCGCTCACAGGGGCAACCAATGCAGTCGTCCACAACACAGCAAGTGGCTGCCACAAAGGCGAGCGATATCTTGCTGCAACTGTTAAACCATACCAAGGGCAGCGCGACGGCTCTAGGCGACCAAAGAACTATCCGTATCTGCGAGAACTGCTACTCAACTATACGGGAGACGCTTTCCGAACAAAAGTATGGACAACTCGGGAAGCCGATGACGGGTTTGGCGCTTGCGCTTACTTCGCTGCGGGTAATCCAGCACAAGCCGGTTACGCCGCCCTTGCCACCGCTGACAAGGATATGCGCATGTTGCCGGGGCTGCATGTCGATTGGACCAAGCTCTGTCTGACCACGGTTAAGCCGGGTGAGTATGAGGTCATTGGCCCGAACGACAAGATTTACGGCCTCAAGTGGTTCTGGTTGCAGATGCTGATGGGCGACACGGCAGACAACTGCCCCGGCCTTGAGTACATCTACCTCCCGGTTATTCCGGGTAAGGAACCTAAGATGGCCAAGTGCGGTGAGAAGACTGCGCTCAAGGCTCTCCAAGGTATCGACAACCATGAGGATGCTTACCGAGCCGTTGCCGATTACTACCGCTATGGCTACCGAGGGCGCGAGCCTAAGGCTGGCTGGCCGGTATTCGCCTATGATCGCTTCGTTGAGCAGGCCGCACTGATGTGGATGCGGACGGGGCCTAAGGCTGAACTGATCGACTTCGCTCAGCATAAGGGTCCGGGCGGCTTTAGTCACCTGTTCGATCAGGCTATGTGGGATGCTGTTGAGCGTCTCGACAAGCGGGTCAAGGCGGCTCGGGCTGAGCTTGACCAGTACGATGACTCATTGGAGAATGTAGGATGAACCCCGACCATACACGAATGTTCAATGAGTTCTGTGAGGAGGTCCACCAAGACAACGTTGCAGCGGGCTGGTGGACCAATCCTAATACTGGAGAGTCTATCCTAGAAACGCGCAACGTTCCGGAAATGCTGATGCTCATCGTTAGCGAAGTGGCCGAGGCAATGGAAGGCTTCCGTAAGAACCTGATGGACGATAAGCTCCCGCATCGCAAGATGATCGAGGTTGAACTTGCCGATACCATTATCCGTATTGCTGATCTAGCTGGCGCTAAGGGTATGGACCTTGGTGGAGCTATCGCAGAGAAACGAGCTTACAACGCCGTTCGAGAGGATCACAAGATCGAAGCTCGACTGAAAGATGGCGGCAAGAGCTTCTAATGCGTAGGCTAACTACGTCAGAGCTAAAGGTTATCCGGCAACAGTTTCTGATCGCTCAGAACAGTCGGTGTGCAATCTGTCAGGGTCCTATAACGACCCGACAGGGGCAAGACCCGGTGCTCGACCATGACCATAAGACGGGGGCAGTGCGAGCCGTCCTGCATCGGTCCTGTAACGCCTTGCTCGGCAAGGTAGAGAATAACTCAGCTAGGTTCGGTGTCCGCGACCTTACTGCCTTCTGCCAAGGTACAGCCAAGTATCTTATGCGACATACCACGAACATCACTGGTATGCTGCATAGTACCCACCTGACCGAGGATGAGAAGCGGATCAAGCGTAACAAGGCCGCTGTTAAAGCGAGAGCCACAAGGAAAGTCACCAAAGCATGAAACTACTCCCTTCCCTGCGTTCGCATGAACAAGTGGCCGAAGCGGTTAACACCACTAAGACCCTTAGCAATGCGGTCAAAGTCCTCAACCGCATGGGCGGGGAGCCGGTTACGATCCAATGGCTGCGGGCGTTCCTGACCCGCGTTGACAGCAGCGAACTGCCGGACCCGTCACGGGCCAAGGAGGTGGTCAGGAGCCGCAATTTCCAGACGGAGAACGCTCGGCTTCGGAAGGACGTGAAGGCGCTCAGTGAGGCTGTGGGAGGCCGTGACGCCTTCCTCGACGCGATGGAGCGGATCGTAGACGAGCTTCCCGAGCGGCCTCCGGTAGACTTTCGCAAGTACGGCGGGGCGCAGGCGGGTACTCCGATTACCGTGGAGCTTCTGCTGTCCGATCTACAGATTGGCAAGCTCAGCCCCGGCTATGATACGAACGTGGCCCGTAAGCGCCTGTTCGAGTTCGGTCGCGCCGCCCTGTTCCAGATTGAGCAGAAGGCCAGCGTAGGCTACCGCATTGAGAAGATCGTCCTTGGCTTGCTCGGGGATATCATCGAGAGCGATATGAAGCACAGCAACAGTGGCAGGGCTACGGATAGCTCGACCTCTGAGCAGTTGTTCGACGCGCAGCAGGGCCTCTTTGAGTTCGTAATCGAGCCGCTGGCCCGCTATGGTATCCCGATGGAAGTCATTGCCATTACCGGCAATCATGACTGGGATGGTCACGGCATCAATATGTTTGAGCCGGGTAAGAACCATCTTAGCTGGTGCATGTATCGCAGCCTCGAAATGCTGACCACTCGGGTCGGCTACTCGAACGTTGTATGGACCATCCCCGAGGGCAGCTATGCTATCGTAGACTTCTATGGACAGAAGGCTCTTTATGAGCACGGTGTTGGAGTGGCTAACACTGAGGTTGCCATGAAGTCGCACAAGATCAAGCGCAGCGAACAGGAGAAGCAGCATCTCACCTATTTCCGAATGGGCGACAAGCATACTGTTACGTCGTTCAATGCTGGTCAACTCGTTGTCAACGGTGCCTTCTTCGGGGCCTGCGCCGGAGGGACCGAGTATTCAGGTATTGTTGGCTATAGCAGCACTCCTGCTCAGTGGATGGGGTTCCATGTAGCCCGTAAGGACAAGCGCCTTACTCTTTACGATAGCTTCGTTATCCAGTTGGATCACATCGGAGAATGAAATTGAAGCAATGTCCAAACTATACGGGTCCGGGTATTAAGAAGTGCGACTGCCCGGTCGGCGTCTGTGTAACAAAGGATCAGAAAACTATGTGTGTTACGACTGGTCTAAAGGCGCGAAAGGACCGCGACGACAGGGAGCAACCGCCTGCTGAGGCATACGAGGCAGACCCGGCCTATATTGCTAAGGAACTTCTGGATCGCCCTCCGGCGTACCGTCCTCAGCCAGACCTGTCCGTGGCCGTGAAGGCTGACGCTGACAAGGTTCGCACTGATCTGCTCCCGGTAGGACCGATGCTGGCTATCGCTGAGGTGCTTACCTTTGGTGCTCAGAAGTACGCCGACCACAACTGGCGCAAGGGCTTTAAGTGGTCCCGGCTGTTGGGTGCGGCCATGCGGCATCTGTTCTCGTTCCTGCGGGGTGAGGACAAAGACCCCGAGACTGGCCTCAGCCATCTGGCGCATCTGGGCTGCTGTGTTATGTTCCTCTTGGAGCATGAGCAGAACAAGCTCGGCGAAGATGATCGTTACAAGTCGTAATGATCTACACCACGTTGCTGCTGTTCTGCACTAGTTTCGTGTTCATCTTCCTCAAGTCATGGCAACAGCTTAACGTCGCGTTCTACCAACTATGGTGGATCACGCCGACTAGCTTTGCTATGGCCTCTGCGGAGGTTGTCACTGTGTCGAACATGGCGCACTATGGATTTAGCTGGGTAATCATTCCCATCGGACTAGGCTCAGGACTAGGATCACTCGCCTCCACCATCATTCATAAGAGGATGCGTAAGAATGGCTAAAGAGTACATTATCCAGAAGGCGGTTGAAATTGCCAAGGTCAAGAAGAAGTTGCAGCTTACTCTTGAAGAGTACGGCCAGCGATACTGGGCCTTCCGCAAGTATGACGGCTGCTGTGCTGTTCTCAAGGATGGCAAGACCTTTAGCCGCACTGGCGAGGAATACGAATGTCTTAACGATGTGGCCGAGTATCTACAGCGCGTACATCCTGACTTCGTATTTATTGGCGAGGCATGGTGGCCGGGTAAGGATCAGTTCAATCTGATTAGCGGCGAATTTCGGCGATATCAGCGCAGTGACCGCCTACTCTTCATGGTGCATGACATTATTCCCCGTGGCGACTTCGACCGTGGCGAGTGCAGCCGGACGTTCCGTGAGCGTATGCTTGAGGTTGACGTAGACGGCGATATGGGCGGCAGGATCAGTGACGCACAGGGCTGGGGCGCTGGCCAGTATGGCAACCCGCAAGAGAAGTGCAACGAGCTAGTAGACGAGGGTGGCTATGATGGTCTGGTACTCCGCGATCCTAATGGGACTTGGAGTGTTGGGTCTGGCACTACTGGTGAGATCATTAAGATTAAGCGGAAGCTGTCGTTTGACTTGCGTGTCCTCGAAGTTAACACCGCTACTGGGGAAAAGACGGGCCGAACAGTTTACAAGCTGGTTGTGGACTACCAAGGTAAGAGACTTGGGGTTGGCTCTGGGGTCCCTCACGATCTATGCGATGTGCCTGTGGTTGGCGACATTGTTGAGGTAGAGGCGATGGATTATAGCAGCGACGGCCTGCTGCGAGAGCCTCGCTACAAGGGCACCCGCTTCGACAAGCTGGAAGCTGATGTTTAAGCCGAGTGTAAGGTGGCAACCGATTGACGAAGCAACCGCGCGTAAGACTGCCTACTACTGGGTAGTTTACTGTGCAATGAAGCGCGGTTGGGAGGTGTGGTATGCTTGCGCAGATAGCTACACAATGTTCATCCCGATACATAAAGATCGACGCGATCTTAAACATAGGCAGGCGTTTCTGATCGATGGCTGAGCACGACTATAAGGCAACGTATGCTCAGGGCAACTGGGCTGAACGGTTCAAGGTACGGCAGCTAACCCTGCCGCTACCGGGACTGGTGTATTCACGTAAACCTAAGGATTAACATGACTGACTTCTCGACTTCGATCCAGCAAGCTGCTAACTCCACCGATATGAACAAGTCTGCGGAAAGCCAGCTTACGCAGGAGCAGCTTGAGAAGGAAATGGCCGCGTTCGGTAAGGCCCGTGCTGAGCGTATGATGGGGCGGAATGAGGATGCTGGCAGCGCGGATAATAACCCGTATGCTAAGGCGATCTTTAACCGCTACGTCATGCCGCTCGCCGATATTATCCGAGCAGATATCAAGACTAAGAAGCCGGGGCGAAATCAGGCACACGTTACACTGCTTGAACCTATGGACCCCGAAGCTATTGCGTTTCTTGCAGTTCGATCCGCGCTAAATGCTTTGCTCGCTGGGACCAAGACTTTACAGGAAGGTGATGACACAGCCCGTACTCCGGGCGCATCTGGACGCGAGGTTATGTCGGTCATCGGCAAGGCAGTGTATCACGAACTGATGCTAGCTATGTTCAGCGAGGAAGCTCCTGAGCTTTTCTATACGCTGGTCAATGATCTGGGTCGCCGCATGTCGAAGTCGGAACGCCACCGGCTTAACGTCTTCCGCACCAAGATGAAAGAGAAAGGTGTACCCGTACCGGAGTGGGGTGCATCCGGAACCCAACAGGTTGGGGCATATCTTCTCGACAAGCTGGTAGAGCTAGACATGGCTAATGTAAACAAGATCAGCATCCCAGCTACTCTCAGCAAGAACGTTCGTAACACCATTGACGTTACTCTGTCGGCAAGCTGCTTTGAGGTTGTTAGTCAGATCAAGGAAATGGTGGCTGAGACTACGCCGTACTTCCTGCCGTGCATCGAGCAACCCCGTGACTGGTATAGCATTATGGACGGCGGTTATCACACGGTCGATATGCGCCGCATGTCCCCGTTCTGCATCAAGTCGCAGGGCGCATGGTCCGAGGTTGCGGAGAACGACCTTACCCGAGTGTTCGCGGCGATCAATACATTGCAGCGGGTACAATGGCAGGTTAATAGCAAGATGCTAGACACCATCCGTCAAGTTGCTAAGCATTTCGATATGGATGAAATCCTGTCGCAGGCCGAGCATCCCGCACCCCCTAAGCCAGACTGGCTGATGGATGGCATGAAGCAGGAAGTGATGACGCCAGACGAGCTTGAGGAGTTCAAGGTATGGAAGCGGGCACAGCGGGAATGGTACACGAACATGAAGCTGCGAGGTACCAAGTACGGCCGCTTCGTTACGGCTACCGGCGTTGCCGACAAGTTCCGAAACTTCGGCTCGATCTACTTCGTTTACTTCGCTGATTTCCGAGGCCGGTTGTATGTTCAGACTACGGGTATCAGCCCGCAGGGTAGTGACATGCAGAAGGCATTGCTGCGGTTTTCTAAGGGTAAGCCTCTCGACACTCTTGATGCTGAACGCTGGTTTCAGATCAACGGCGCTAACAAGTTCGGCTATGACAAGGCTTCGTTGGATGACCGGGTTAAGTGGTGCAAAGATCATCACATGAACATCATGTCGTTCGCTGCTGATCCTATCTCGAACAGGGGCTGGCAGGATGCCGACAGCCCCTTGCAGTTCCTCGCATGGTGCTTTGAGTATGCGGAATGGACGATGAACCCTAACACGTTCGTCAGTCACCTTCCGGTGGGTATGGACGGTAGCTGCAATGGCTTGCAGAACTTCTCGGCTATGCTGCGCGATGAGGTTGGGGGTAAGGCTGTAAACCTTATGCCCTCGGCTCTTCCCAACGATATCTATCAAAACGTCGCTGATGTAACTATGCTGCTGCTCCGCAAGTCGGACCCGTGGAACGTCCCTGATGCAGACGAGGACGATATTGAGAGCCAGAAGGCCCGTCGCAAGGCAGAACTCGCCAACAAGCACCGTGTCATGTGGCTTACCCACGGGATCACACGGTCGCTGGTGAAGCGGTCGGTTATGACCCTACCCTATGGCTCGACGCGGTTCTCTTGCGCAGACTTTATTGTTGGAGACTATCTCAAGGAGGGTAAGGCTCCCGAGTTTAGCCGTGAAGAATATGCAGCAGCCGCGCAGTATCTCAGTCACTATGTCTGGGAAGCTATCGGTCAGGTTGTTGTCAAAGCTACAGATGCAATGGATTGGCTACAGCGCAGCACCAAGAAAATCCTTGAGAACGACACGGGCTGTCGCTGGATGACGCCGGATGGTTTCCCGGTGATCCAGTATTACCAAGAGCAGGAACTGCATCGCATCAATACTAAGCTCTGTGGCAATACTAAGATCAGGGTTACACATGATGAGCAGAACACGCCCTCCCTGCGACAGCATAAGAATGGTATCGCCCCTAACTTTATCCATTCGCTGGACGCTAGCCATCTTCGTATGGTAGCCGTGGCTGCGATGGCGGAAGGTCTGGACCTAGCCATGATCCACGACGATTACGGTACACACGCCTCAGACGCGGCCACGCTGTACCGGATCATCCGGGAGGTATTCGTGGCCATGTACGAGCAGAATGACCCCCTGACGGCCTTGGCGGAAGCCTATGACCTGTCCACCCCGCCTGCCCGTGGATCGCTCGATCTGCGTCAGGTATTGCAGTCGCCCTACTTCTTCTCGTAAGGAGTAAGGCATTTCAGGACCGTCTTGCAATGGGAAGCTCCGCGTATCTATATGTTGAGATATCCCTAAGGAATTACATATGAATGATTTCAGATTAACCCCTGAAGTTTATGATAAGCTAGAGGAAATGATGCCTCAGCCTGTCGTAAGTGGCCAGACTACAGAGCATCAAGCTGCATATCTATTAGGTATCCAGTATGTCCTTGGTGTCCTAAGGAAAGGATTTACCATTGGAAGCGATGAAGGTAGGCAACCAGCATTTCAAGCTCCTCCACGATCGCTTCGTAGAGAAGGCAGATAAGCTACAGAGATTGATGCGGAAGCAGGTACATGGGGACATTGATCCCCTTGTAGCCTTACGGAACGTATTCGATCATCCTAATGCTTACATCGTTAGCGGGTATCTGGTACTCTACGACCTCACAGAAATGTGGTGGTCTGATAGCCCGATACTGGCCGAGCAATTAGTCTTTGCCTTGGAACCCGAAGCCAGCTTTGATGCTGTCACTGAGTTCCTTGAGGCTAAGGCTAGAGAGGCAGGTGCGAAGTTTGTCTGTGTCGGTACGGCGCTGGCTAAGAACGATAACGCACTCGCCTCTGTATATGAGAAACGCGGCTATAGTCGCATGGCAATCAATCTTGCTAAGGAGATAATTTAATGTGCTTTGGCAATAAGAGCGCCAAGCGACAGGCCAAGGCCCTAGAGGCGCAGGCAACCCAGACTTCCCAGAATGACGCATATGCGGTGCAGGCGTCGGCTCAGGCCAAGACCAGCGCGATTGCTATGGATCAGGCTGCTAAGGCTGCTGCTGAGCTTCTAGCTGCCCCAGTCGAGAAGGCTGAGGTGTCGCTTAGTGAAGATACACCGGCTGCGGAGATTGACCCGACTACGGGCCGTCGCCGCACTACCCGGTCGTCCTTCCAGATCAATCGCACTAGCGGTATCAATATCTAAGGAGTTACGCTCATGGTCTTTGCAGGCAATGCACCGGGCCGCTGGGCGCAGCTTGACGGTATTCGTCGGGCCTTCCTGACCCGGTGTGAGAACTACGCTGCTTACACGCTTCCTAAGATTTGCCTGCCTGATAATCAGACGGACAATAATCGGGACGTGTCGCAGGACTTCCAAGCGGTAGGTGCTCAAGCTACTAACCATCTGGCTAACAAGCTAATGCTGGCGCTGTTTGCTCCATCGCGTCCGTTCTTCCGTCTCGATCCGTCTAAGGCTATTGCCAAGCAGATCATGGAGTCCGGTGCAGATCAGACCGAGATTGACGATGCTATTGCAGCGGCTGAGAAGGAAGCTATTAAGACTCTCGACAAGAAGGCTATTCGGCCTAAGCTGTATGAGAGTGTGAAGCACCTTATCATCACTGGCAACGTTATGGTTGATCTTAGCGATACCTTCCGCGTCCTCGGGCTAAAGAAGTATGTCGTTAGGCGCTCGTTAAGCGGCAGGCCATTAGAAATGATGGTTGCCGACAAGATGGTGATCGACGAGCTTGACGAAGATGTTAAGCAGCAGGCTCTCCGGTATCTAGGCAACACACCAGATCGCACGGTCACTCTCTATCGTTGGATTATGCGAGACGCCAATGGCGACTATCGCATGACCCAGTGGGTTGATAACTATCAGCTTCCTAAGAAGTTTGACGGCAAGTGGTCCGAAGAGGACTGCCCATTCCGTCCTCTGACTTGGGATTTGGCTGACGGTCAGCACTATGGTACGGGCCTTGTCGAGGACTACGAGAACGACTTCTCTGGCCTCTCGGCGCTGTCTCGCGCTCAGGTACAGGGTGCTATCCTTGCTTCCGAGTTCCGCTGGCTGGTGAACCCTGCTGGCATGACCCGAGTAGAAGACTTCGAGCAAACCGCTAATGGCGGCGCTATGCCGGGTTCTGAGGGCGATATTACGCTTGTTCAGTCCGGTAAGTCTGGCGACCTACAGATTACCATGAGTATGTCTGCGGAGTACGTTAATCGCATCGGTCGTGGCTTCCTTATGGGATCAGCCGTGACTAGGGATGCGGAGCGCGTTACTGCCGAAGAAATCCGCATGGTAGCTACGGAGCTTGAAACTGCCCTTGGTGGCGCATACTCCCGCATCGCTGTCGATTTCCAGATGCCTCTGGCACGTTGGCTCCTTAACGAGATTGACGTACCGGCTAAAGACTTTGATCCAACCATCGTTACGGGCCTCGACGCACTATCGCGTGGTGGCGACCTAGATGAGATTAAGCTCTGGCTTGGTGATATAGCAGCACTCAACAACCTTCCTCCGCCCGCTCTACAAGAGCTTAACCTCGGCGCACTGTATAAGGCCCTCGCTATTCCTCGTCGGATCAAGGTAGATCAATACCTCAAGTCCGATGCACAGAAGCAGGCCGAATTGCAGCAGGCTCAGCAGATGCAGGCTCAACAGGCCGGTATGCAGGCTGGTGTCGATGTTGCCGCTAATGGCGCTATGGAACAACAGAAAGCTGAATAAGCATGGCAGACACTAATCCTAGCAATTCGAGCAATCCCTCGGAAACGGCTATCACTACGGGTAACGTTATTGGCCAGCCGGTTAATGGCTCGCTTACCCCGCCGCCTCAGGATGCCCCCCCGGTCGATCCTAACGATCCGGTTGCAGTGGCCAAGGCCGCTTACGACAAGGCTGTTGCAGATGCAGCCGCTAAGGCGGGCAAGCCTGCTGACCCGGCACCCCAGCCGCAAGCACAGGCTCCCGCCCCGCAGGGTGAGCAGCCTAAGGTTGACGTTGTTCCCTCGTCTACGGATGCGGGCGTCGTCACCTATGATCCTACTGGCGATGCTGGCCTCGACTTCTCGCTTGCCTTCATTGGCTCGCTTGGTATCGAGGGTACGGACCCGGCAATGGTGGCTGCGGCTAACGGCGACTTCTCGTTTATCGAAGCCAAGCTGGCAGCGATGGGCGACAAGGCTAAGGGCTGGGAACAGCATATCGCCCTCGGCAAGCAGGCGTTCAATCGTCAGCTTGACGCCTTTAAGGCTGAGCAGGGTAAGACCCTTGCTGCTGTTCATGCAGTAGCAGGCGGCGAAGACCAGTGGAAGGCCCTTGTGGCTTGGGCTGGCACACAGGTATCGCCTGAGGGAAAGGCTGCACTCGACGCTATGTTCGATGCGGGTCCGACTTCTGCGGCGATGGCTGCTCGTATGCTGGTGCAGGCTCATGCCGAAGCCAAGGGTACGACCGTGAAGCCCGCAAATCCCGCACAGGCTGCTTCTGGTGTAGCTCCGGCTGCTCCTACGGCGCTGACGCAGGCAAACTATGCCAAAGAGGTTGACGCTCTGTATCAGCAGATCGGTAGCCGCATGGACACCTCCCCCGAGTACGCGGCGCTGCGCCAGAAGTACTTCGGTCGTTAATCACAAGGAATAAATAACAATGCCTTTGTTTGTTGATCCCGGCGCAATCGTTCCTGCCGCCCAGCTTACCCGTCCCGGCCAGTTCGATCAGACCGGCGATATCAATGCAGCCGCTGTTACCGAGTACGGTCAGACGGTTCAGCATACGATCCAGCGCACGTCGGCTCTGGCTCCCTATGTCAATATGCGCCCGGTGCGCGGTACTAACCGTATCGGCTCGTATGGCTTCGGCTCGTCTCAGGTTGGCGTCGTGACGCCGGGTGAAGCGCCCGCCGCGACCAAGAACGATATCGGTAAGAACACGCTTGTCATTGACACGCTGGTCTATACCCGCCACTTCCTCCCGCTTCTGGAAACCTTCCAGACGAGCTATGACGCCCGCGTCGAGCTTGGCGTCGAGGACGGCGAGGCTATGGCCCGCTTCACCGATCAGGCGTTTATGATCCAAGCGGCCAAGGCTGCACTGGATACGCAGAGCCGGTATTCGACTAACGCCTCTAAGCCTGCGGGCTTCAAGGGTGGCTCTCAGGTTACGCTCGGCAATGCCGGTGACGTTACCGATCCGGCCCGCTTCTACAAGGCGATCAGTGACCTGTTCGTCAAGATGGAGCAGAAGGACGTTATCCCCGGCCAGAGCGATGTTATGCTCGCTATGCGCCCGGAGCAGTTCTATGCAATGCTCGACGCAGAGCAGATCATCAATGGCACCTACATCACGTCGCGGGGCACCCGTGTCGAGGGCGCTATGATTTTCAAGGCGTTCGGTTGCCCGGTCATCCGGTCGAACAACTTCCCGACCGGCGTGGTCGCAGGCCACCAGTTGAGCACTGCGAACAACAACAACGCCTATGACGGCGACTTCACCAAGCTGTCCGCTCTTGCGTTCAGCCCGCGCGCTCTGCTCGCTGGTGAGACGATCCCGCTTACGCATGACCTCTTCTACGACAAGATTTTCAAGTCGTGGATTGTGGACAGCCACGCGGCGTTCGGCGTTACGGGTGACCGTAGCGAGTACGCTGGCGCGATCCTGCTGCCGTAATCTAAACTTGCCCCAATCTTCTTCGGAGGGTTGGGGCATTTTGCGTGGAGGTGCTTAATGCCCGCTTTGACTACGCTAGACGTTATCAACGACATGTTGGCAACGCTGGCAGAATTACCGATTAACTCAGTCGATGAGGGCCACCCTATGGTTCCGGCTGCACTCCGCGCACTATCTACGGCTAATGCCCGCGAACAAGCGAAGTCATGGTGGTTCAACAAAGAACTTACCGACCTAGTCCCCGACACGTCTGGCAATATCTACTTGCCCGATGACGTGCTGCGGGTTGACCCTCAGGCTAACAATCTGAACTACGTACAGCGTGGGCGACGGCTTTACAAACCGTTTGAAACGTCTGCTGGAAATAAATACTTCTTCTCGCATACAGTTCGCTGTTGGTTGATTAGGGAAGTGCCTTTCGAGGACTTACCGGTGCCTGCTCAGCATGTCGTGTCGTATGCTGCTCAGTTAGATTTCCTCAAGGCATACGAGGCTGACCAGAACAAGGTGCAGCAAGTCGCTATGCAGTATAAGGAAAGCTGGATGACCCTGAACGCCGAGCACACCCGTAACATTGGAGCTAATATGCTCCTTCGCCGAGGTGGTGTATACGGGGGCAGGACAGAGATTGGCGTCACGCATTTGCAGGACGCTGTAACCCGTTATTAAGTGGAGGCCGCTATGGCGAAAGTAAGTGGAGGCTACGAAAGCGTCGTTCGTGGCGTTAGTGAGCAGGCTGCACAGAACCGCCGTAGTGGTCAGCACTTCGCTCAAGTCAACATGATTAGCGATCCAGTGCGCGGACTTGCTCGGCGGCACGGCTCGATGCTACAGGACGAGGTACAGCTTACGCTGCCAGCCGACCAGTATCCGGCGCTAGTTGACGACACCCAGTTTCATCGCGTCTATACGTTCTATGTAGGCGAAACCGAATACGACCTTATTGTACGGACGGCTGAAAGCACGTTGGGTCAGCAGGGGTTTGCATGGTGCTTTAACAAGGCAGCTAAAGAGTTCATCCCTATTGTCTACTCAGCGGGGGACGTGGACCTTAACACGCTGATTAGCGGTGGAGTTAGTGCCGGCGTCAACGTTGGCCGCTATATGTATCTGGCCGGGAACACTATGATCCCCCGTGTTGCTACGTTCGACGAATGGCGTAGCTTTAACAACCGGAGCAAGATCGCTGCCACTATACAGGCCGGGGCCTACAGCCGCACATTCTCGCTTACCTTAATCCGCCCAGACGGCACTAAGGTTGTCGGGAGTTATCTCACCCCGTCAAGCAGCTATCCGGGAACTCTTGATACCTCAGATATTCCACTGTATAAGCCGGATGGTACTACTCTTAATCCAACGTATCAGAAGCAGGTAAACGACCGCGTAAACGCATACAATAGCGAGGTGACTAAGTGGATCGGCACGTCTGCCGCTGCCATCACCCCATCCAATATCGCTGCTCAGCTAGCGGAGTCTCTGAGAAGTCAGGGTGTCCCCAACTGTACAAACATCGGTGGCACAGTGATTGTTGACGATGGCGCTTACAGTGACGCTACTGGGAGTGACGGTGGCGATGGTTCGCTTATCCGAGCAGTTGGCAGCGACGTAGATAACATTGACCTGCTTAACACTATTCACTGGGTTGGCAAGGTCGTGCGTGTACCCTCTGAGAGCACTACGGGTAATGCTGTATATCTAAAGGCAGTTGGTAAGGAGGCAGGCGCAGTCGGGTGGTCCCCTGTTATTTGGCGAGAGACTGCTGGATACAGCATCATCCCTCAAACTGCCTTTATTATGGCTACGGTAGAGGGCGGCATACTTTACATGGCCTCGACAGCCGATCGTCTTAGTACGCTGACCAACATAGCGGTTCCTAACTACAAGAGTAACTCTGTAGGGGACGACCTTAGTTCTCCTATCCCGGAGTTCTTCGGTAGGCGCATCGATTATCTCGGCGTGTTCCAAGATCGCCTTGTTATCGGCTCAGGGGCTACCCTGCTGTTCTCTAGGCCGGGCGACTACTTGAACTGGTTCCGTAAGAGCGTGACGACAGTTACTGACGACGATCCTTGGGAGGGCTTTGCGTTAGGAACCGAAGACGATACGATTAAGTGGTCCACTATCTATGACCGCAATCTTCTACTGTTTGGCCGCAGGTTCCAATACGTTGTGTCCGGTCGCCAGCCCTTTACTCCAAAGTCGGCTAGCATCGTAGTCTCTACGGCCTTCGAGGATGCTGTTGATGCAGAGCCTAAGGCTACCGGTAACTTCGTCATATATGGTAAGTACAACGGCCGAACGGGTTCTGAGGTGTCTTCGATACATCAGGTACAGGCAGGCTCTATTGCAGACAGCCCTGAAAGCTACAACATTAGTCAGCAGCTTGACACCTACCTAGCTGGTATCCCCAGTGAGATTGTGACATTGACCGCTCCTAATATGGTGGTCTACCGCACCCGGTCAGAGCGTCGACGAGTGTTCACCTATAGCTATCTAGATGATGGCCAGCAAGGTAGACTATTCGATAGCTGGTCACATTGGGAATGGAACGAGAATGTTGGTGACTTGATCGGGCTAAGCCGTGATAGCGGGGACGTACTCATCTACCTGTTGAAGCGCGGGGTGTCTGCTAGCGGCCAGCCTAAAATCTGGGTGTCTGCGGAACGGCTGGTGCGGGATACGTCCCTATCAGACTACCCGTATTTGGACAGCCTGCGTCCCCTGAGCGAGTACACCGGCGATGCGGGGTATTCCTATCTTAATATGGCAAACGGCCCTAAGGACGGGTGTGCGGTGGCTATCGAACGCCGGGCGGATCGGGCTTTCCTCGGCTTACCCCTAAACGACCTACCCACCTTCATGGAGCAATACGCGAACTATACGGATGCTGCATGGGTTGGGGTCGGCTTCCCTGCCTACGTCACGCCTACCAATCCGTATACGAAAGATAGAAACGGTCAGGCTATCCTCACAGGGCGGCTTACGCTTAGCTCAGTTAAGGTAGCCGTTGCTGAGACGGGTGGCATGGAAGGTTGGGTGAGCCGGCGTATCGGGGAACCGAGACGTGCGCTGGACTTCACTGGCCGATACTTGGGCTCTCCTGATAATGTCATCGGGAAGCAGCCCATCGTTTCGACTACTCTCTCCGTCATCGTTGGTGGTGAAGTTAGGGAGTGCAGCTATACGCTACGTGCAAAGACGTGGCTTCCTCTGACTATCACCAGCATTGACTGGACTGGTCAGGTATTCTTTAACACCCGTCGAGCATAAGGAGCGGGCATGGGTTCAATCCTATACGGGCAGGCTAGTGCTATCGCGGCACAGGGCCAAGTTAATGCCAAGCGCATTACTACTAAGTCCGGCAATGAAAAGCGAGTAGCCCAGTCCGATCTTATGCTGTTCAGCCAAGCGTTGGGCAATCGTAAGATTATGGACGCTGCGGGTAAGAACATCAATGCCTATGGCGAGAACATCGCTAAGAACTTGGAGGGTGCCTCTATGGGTGCCTTCCAAGATCAGATTAGGAGTGCTGAGGAACTAGGGGCTACCACTGCTATGGCTGCGGCTGCGGGCATTGGTGGCTCGTCTATTCAGGCGTACAATGAAACGCTAGAGACTATGAATGGTTTGCGGCGAGAGCAGGCTAACAGGCAGATCAACCGGGATATCTACGGGGCAGGCCAAGCTCGCGGCCAAGTTCTCACAGACGCGGTTGATAGTTTGGATAAGAACGTGTATCGCGCTGATCTTGACGTGTCTACTTATATGGACGTTAAGAAGCCTAGCTTCCTCGCAGGAGCGGCAACGCTGGGTCTGGCTGCTGCGGCAACCTACTTCGGTGGGCCTCAGGCAGGACAAGCAGTTATCGGGTTCCGTGAGAGCCAGATGGCAGCAGATCGTGGCGACTACGCTAATGCGGCGTCGTCTATGACCGGGGCTATTACGTCTGGCTTTAGCGCGTTCAAGACCTACCGCCAGACCGGCGGCAACCTATGGGGCAGCACCAAGTCAGGTGCTGGCGCAGTAAACAAAGGATAATCGACTATGGCCGAGACTAGCCAAGGGGGCGGGATTGAAGCACGGCAGTCTGGCCGTAGCTCGTTCGCCTTTGATACCGCACGGGCTTCGATGAGCCAGCCTAACGCTCAGGGTAATTACCGTGGGCCGCAGCTACAGGGCGGCAATACCTCCATCGCCGGGGGCGTTGCCGCTGCATCGCAGATCACTACACCGGGACCGGAGGCAGGCCGTATCGGCGGCTTCCTAACCGAGATGCTACAGCCCGCTATCGAGCGACGCAAGAAGGAACAATTCGTTGCCGGTATGGTCGATCAAATGTCGGCAGTATCCGGTGAGGAAATCCGGGTAAACGATAAGAACCCGCTTAACACTATCTTCGGCCCATCCAGCTACGAGGAAGGCGCAGTCTTCTACTCGGCTAAGGATGCTACTAACAAGTGGCAGACTAAGATGCTGGCCGACATGGACAATCTAAAGCGGCTACCGCCCGACCAGCTTAGTAAGGTAGTAGCCCAGTCTTTCGAGGCTATGAAGACGGGCGACCGTTTTACCGACCTAGCTGTCGAGACCTCGCTGATCGAGGCTAGTGCCCCGGTTGTTGGCGCTATCGCCAAGGAACGCTATAGCTGGCAGCAGAGTGAGGCCCTTAACAGTTGGTCCTCAGCGGCTATCTCCGGTGGCCGTGCATTTCAGGATGCCGCTACCGCGCTCGCTAAGAACTCGGCTCCCGGTGATGCGGGCAATCTGGCGGCTAACGCTGCACAGAATAACTTCCTTACCTCGTTGGCTAAGCCTGCGGGTATGGACGAGGAAACCTACCTCAAGGGCCTCACTAACTTCTATCGCAGTGCTGCACAGAACGGTAACGGCTACGCGGTTACTGCGCTAAAGAACTCTGGCTTCCTCAATCTGTTGCCAGACGACAAGCTAGTGCAGCTAGAGGACGCAGAGCTTAAATACGGAAACCGTGCGCTGGGTAGGGCCGCTCTAGCTTTCGCTCCCGACATTGACCGCCTTAACTTCAATATGGAGTTTGGCAAGATCAGTTCGACTGAGGCCATGGCTCAGCTTGCTACGATCAATGAGAAGATCAAGGGGGCTACTGGCTTCGACATTGACCTCTTTGACTACAAGGAAGTCACCGGTGCGGGTAAGAACGTCTGGACCGCCCTTCACGCTCAGTTGAACCGGCAGCAGGACCGCCAGTGGCAGGTTGAGGATCGGCAGGCCCGTGAGGACTTCGAGACTCGCAAGGCAGAGAAGGAAGCGGCTGACGAGGCTGCTCAGATCACTGTTGCTTACGGGACCGGGCGGGTAAAGACTGCGATGGCTCAGGGCATCGGCTCTACGGGTAACTTCGACATTCTGGCTCAGAAGGACTTTGTAGCCGGAGACTTCTCGAATATCGTCCGTGCATATAACAATGACCAGTGGGTATCGCCCTTGGTTAAGGACAACGCACAGGCGCAGATTACGGGTAGCATTGGGCAGGAGTACAACAAGGACTTCGCTCAGGGCTATGACCGCTTCGCTAAGCTGAACAAGCTCAAGCCTGCGGCTGCTATGGCTTACTATGGCGATCTGTACAATCCTTTGCAGAACTACGGAAAGCTAGTGGGTTCTGGCGTTACGCCGTCTATGGCGTTCCAGCGAGCTTTCTCTAATCCAGCACAGTATGCCCCGACCCCGGAGCTTACTAAGAATGCCACTACGGCTATCGATAGCTGGATCAAGAGCAATCGCACAGATACCTATGCGGGCACCCCTATAGGGCGCTTGTTCGGTGGACGAAACAATCTGACGACTAGCGGCGCATCTGCCCTCAAGAATGTCATGGCCCGTCGCCTTGGCGTTATGTCGCAGAACACGGATACGCCGATTGAGGCACTTATCCCGAACCTGTATGAGGACGTTAAGCGCAGCGGCGAGTACGAGGATTATGGTCGGCTTGGCTGGTCTAATAAGGCCGGTACTCCGAACCTCGGCAAGCAGCTTGGCTTACAGCAGGACGAGGCTGACGAAGTAGTCCAGTCCGTCATTGATACCCGCCTAAAGGCTAACGGCTTTCAGGATGGCGTCAAGGGCGATAACTTCGATATTCGCCGCATTAAGGACCCTAAGGGCCAGATGATCCTCGCGGTCACTCCCTACGATGATGACACGGGTGCGGGTACTACTGCTCTGATCCCCTTCGCTATGTTCAAGGATAAGGCTGACAGCATCCGTGCTGGACGCGTTGCCCGAGGACAGGCACAGCTTAAACCGACTGGGCTTGATCCCCGTAGGCGTATCCCCGGCGAAAGCTCATGGGAACGCATCAAGCGGATCAACACTGAGGAACGAGCTAACTTCCAAGCTAAATAAGGAGGCCATATGGCTAACTCGTATACCGACCCGAGCTATGACAAGATCGAAGCAGGGTTGGAGAAGAAATACAATCTGCCCACGGGCGGTATGCGGGCTATCCGTACTCTGGGTGAGCGGTCAAACTCGGATCAGGTAAGCTCCGCTGGCGCGCAGACCGTGTACCAGATCATCCCGGATACTCGTAAACGTTTCATGGAGAAATATGGTGTCGATGCTTACTCGTCCCCGGAGGCCGCTGCTGAAACGGCTGCTCTCCATCTTCGCGATGATCTTCGTCGCTATCGCGGTGACTGGGGCAAAGCCGTCGCCAGCTACAACGGCGGTCGTCGTGGCGTCACCAATCCGGCCAAGGAAACCCGAGACTATGTAGCCCGCGTCACTGGCAAGGGCCTAACGGTTCCTGTCGGTGACAACGGCGCTACTATGCTCGCTCCGGGGATTGATATCCAATCCCTGAGCTATGATGAGCTAAAGGACGTAGCTCCTGAGGACGTTGGCAGCAATCGTCCCCTTGGCCCGGTCGATCCGGCTGATAAGGTCAGCAAGCCGAGTAAGGCAGACGCTGTTACGGCTAAGCTGGTCGGTGGCGCTAGTCTGAACAACTCGCGGCAGGATCAGGCCCCTGACATTACTCAGGACGTTCAGAACCAAGGCGTTGCTCGGGCTGACGAAAAGGTTCGCGCTGGCACTACGTTCATGGAGCGTGTCAAGGCTGCTACGGATAAGAACTGGGTTCTGCCTCAGCTTATTCGCGGTATGGAACGTGAGCACTATCAGGAAGACCCAGCTTTCCACGACCTCTATGTCAAGAACATCGATAAGATGGAAGAGCAGGCACAGAGTCCCGAAGAGCGGGATAACCTTCGTCAGAGCACGTCGATGCTCGACTACACCCGCCGCCTTGGTGAGATTACCACTCGCCGGGAACGCGACAAAATTATCAACTCTAGCGGTCACGGTACGGCATTTGAAGTCGGCGCGGCCCTGACTGATCCGGTGGCCCTCCTTGCTACGGCAGGGATCGGCAAGGTGGGTCAGGTCGCCAGCAAGGGCTATTCTGTGGCCCGTGCGGCTGCGGAGGGCGCGGCGTTCAACATGGGCGCTACCGGCGCTCTGGATTTCTCTGGCGTCGATCAGGATGCCGGGGATTACGCCGTCGCAGGCGTCGCAGGGCTGGCTATGGGCGCAATCCTCTATCCCCTGACCAAACCCTCGGGCAAGGTCGATACGAGCCTGACGGACGCTGTCCGGCCGCTGACGGAGGCACACAGGGCGGAAGCCAAGTCAATCGTTGACGAGGCTGTCGAGCGGGCCGGTCCCGATGCTGGTCCCGATGAGGTTAAGGCTGCAATCGCTGGCGTGAAGGACACTAGGGCTAAGTCCGTACTGGAAACTAGCCTTGCCGATGTTGGGGATAATAACAAGTTCCTTACTGCGGAAGAGGACAATATTCTCACTGGTACGCGTACCGCGCGGCAGACCACTGTGTCTAAGGCTGGCCTTGATGCTATTGACGATGCCGGCGAGCGAGCTATTGTAGCTGAGCTTGTTGAGCGCAGCAAGCGGATGGTCGAGCTTAATCCTATCGATCAGGCAGGCTTGCAGGGTCGGCTGCTTAATGCGGCTGGCATGGAGAGCACGGGCCTTACCATGCTCAAGTCCGAGAGCGACGTGCTAAAGGCAGTTGCCATGCAGCTTGTCGAGGGCACGACTGGTGCTGGCGGTCGTCGGAGTACGGCGGCTATGTCTCAGGTGGTTCGTGAGCGTATGTATATGCGGCACGTTGCTGAGTATGACCAGATGTTCGATATGTGGCGTAAGTCCAAGGGCATTGGTAAGTTCGAGGCTATGCTCAAGAACGACGCTCGTCAGCAGTTTGACCGTGAGGTCTACCTTGAGACTATCTCTCGCGAGGGTACGCCTCCGGGCTTCCGGCTGACCGAAGACAACGCAGTAGCTCGGGTTGCCGATCAGCTTGAGGCTGGTCATATGGCTATGGCCGCAGAGCAGCGGTTTGCTCAGACGCTGGGCGCTGCCCGGTTGCCTGAAAGTTCGCGCGGCTACATTAAGCGGGCTATCTCACCGCGTAAGGTGATGGCTCTCAATGATGCTCAGCGTCGTAACGTTGAGGATATCATGGCGCGTCAGTTCACGGCTATGAACGAGTACAGCTATATCAATAAGGCTGGTGAAAAGGTCACTAAGGCTTTCGATCCCCAGTTCAGCCAGAAGCTAGCTAAGGCATATCTCGTTAAGGCTATGCGTCGTGGCAATGGCTCGTTTGACGTGCCTGTCAATATCCACTCTTCGGAAGGGGCTGACATTATTGACGATGCTCTTCGGGGCATGGCCGGCGTAGATCAGCTTGACCGAGAAGCAATCCTTGGCCGGTTCAGCCGGGGTGGTGCCAGCTATACAAAGGGTCGATTGAAGCTAGACATGCAGGCCCCTATCGGGGAGGGCAAGGTACTGGCAGACCTGTTCGAGCAGGATATCATGCGGCTTTACCGTGGGTATGCTCGCCGGGCCTCGGGCGAAGTGGCTCTGGCTCAGTATGGCATTTACGGTAAGAAGGGGCTTGACCTTTTGCGGGAAGCTGCTGAGCGGACCGGTGCTAAAGCTCCCGAGCTAAAGGCATTTGACCAGATCGCTGCTGAGCTTCTCAATATGCCCTATAAGAACGCAGTGCAGATTGCATGGCTGGATAACGCTCGTATTGCTACCTCAGCAGCGCGGCTTGGCGGCATGGCCTTTACTCAGGTGGGTGAGAGTGCTAACGGATTGGCGGCTGTCGGTGCAAGCCGGGTAATGTCGTCCATTGCCTCTATGCCTCGATTGGCTAAAGAGATCAAGGCGATCGTTAAGGGGGAGGAAGTAAACAATCCTATCCTTAACTCGATTGACACTTTAGGCGGTCATCTAGGTTCTGATGGCTATCAGCTTACCCGCATGTTCGACACGCCAGATCAGGCTATTGAACTGTACAACGAGCAGACAGTCGGCATGATGGGCAAGGCTCTTCGGGCCGGTAGTCACATGACGGCAGTTATGTCGGGGCACCGCATCATTAATGCAATGCAGACTCGTGGCATGGCCGAGCAAATTATCCGCAAGGCTGTTCAGCATATCCGTGACGGTAAGGAGAGCAAGGCGCTACTGGACATGGGCTTCACGCCTGAGATACAGAGTGCTGTAAAGGCAAACCTCAACAAGATCGCTAAGTTTGATAGAAAGGGCAAGCTAACCAGCTTGGACCTGCTGGCAGGCGATATTGACGACCGCTTGGTAATGTCCTTCCGGGATAGCGTCGAGCGAGGTGCTGGCCAGATCATTCAGCGCACCTATGCGGGTGAGACTGGGGCTTGGGCGCATAACGACTTCCTCAAGCTGCTGTTCCAGTTCCGCACGTTCTCCTTGACTTCCATCGAGAAGCAGTGGGGTAGGAACCAGCGTAACTACGGGGCGCTCAAGTCGTTCGCTATGCTGATGGGCGCAATGTCCTTTGCCTTGCCCATCCACATGGCTCGTTTGCAGGGCCAGATGATTGGCAAGTCTCCGGCCGAGCGTGAGAAGATGGCCGACGAGCGCATGAGTGCGGTAGCCCTCGGGCGGGCCACTCTTAACTACGCGTCGGCTGCTGGCGTCCTCGGGGACGTTCTCGATGTGTCGGCGGGCTTTGCTTCTAACGTCGGGCTGATCGACCCTTCGCTATCCAAATCCCTAACGGGTGGCGGTCAGGGTAGGCAGTCGGTATCAGGGCTTGTTCCGGGTATCGGTATGGCTGACGATCTGATGAAGGGGACCGTAGGCGGGCAATTCGGCAAGCTGCCTAAGCTGCTGCCGGGTAGCAATCTCCCGTTTGTAACTCCGCTCGTCAACGGCTTAACGGCTGACGACGAATAAACTAGGTAGGGCTTCGGCCCTACTTTCTTTCAGTACCGTCTTGCAATTAGGAATTAAAATGGCTGATAAAATCTCTTACAGCATCAATGAGTTCATTGGTGACGGAAATCAGCGCACCTACGAAGTCAGCTTTGCTGGTGGTTATATCAGCAAGTCGCACGTTAAGGCGGCGCTTGTTGCTTTGGATGGTACGCTTATCCCAATTACGTTTACTTGGGTAAACAACAGCACTGTTCTGTTGAACGCACCCGTTGCGGCGGGACAAGTGTTTCGTATCTACCGAGAAACCCCAATAACGGAACCGCTTGCAGACTATACGGACGGCGCAGTCGTTACGGAAGTCAACCTAGATATTAACTCTAGGCAGGCGGTATTCCTCGCTCAGGAAGCCTATGACGCTGGCCAGACGGCTGCGGCGGCAGTACTTCCGCGAGGCGCTACTGAGGGCTCTATTCTAAGCTATCTAGCTGGCAAGCTCACGTGGCTCGACCGACTTCTTCTAAAGGGAGACAGGGGTGATCCCGGTGGCAACGTTATGTCAGTGGGTCCGTTCAGCACTCTAGCTACGCTGACTATTCCGGCTGGTACTACCATGGTGCAGACTAGCGGCTCAAGCCGTGGCCTCTGTATTGAGGATACCTCGCTTACTGATGCTGATGTGATAGCAGACCCGAAGGCAATCGTTAAGACCCTCAACGGTAGGTTCTTTAAGCGCGATCCTCGAAACCTGTGGCTTGAGCAGTTCGATGCCGACCCTACGGGAGTTCTTGATAGTTCTCCTGCTCTACGGGCGGCACATAACTATATCTTGCGCTGCGGGCGGTCTGAGGACGGAGCAGCGTTCACTCGCAATGGTCCAGCACTCCGTATCGGCATTGGCGTATTTCGGCTTAACACGCTAGTTGAATGGCGCGTTGGGTCGTTAATCAGCGGTGCTTCGTCTAGTGCAGAGATTGGTCGATACGGCACGGTATTCCGGGTCTACGGCCGAGGGGGCATGTGGTTCAATCGGGCCGATACGTCTCAGGGCGTTCCCATTAGTCCGGCTAAGACGGGTGCTGATGGCTTCTGCTTGGAGAACGTCTCGTTTGA